GAGCCATATCGAAGACCTCAGACGCGTGCTGAAAGGCCAGAAGATAACGTGTTTCTTCGACAACATCATGGGTGTTGACACGTGTACTATTGATGGCCATGCGCGCAACATCGCCTATGGTGAGAGGCTGTCGCTGTCTGGCGGTAAGTTCACCATCAGCAAGTCTGAGTATGTGGCACTACAGGAGTGCTACCGACACGCGGCAAACGTGCTTTCCATGAGCGAAGACAAACGCATTCCTGGGAGCATCAAAGCCTACGAACTACAGGCAATAACTTGGGTAGCATGGCGTCGGATTTGGGGGATATAAAATGGGCATATTTACGCAGCACGCGTTCGTTTTAGCTGTTACACTAAACGTCTTTCTGATTGTTCAACACGTAGGAGTTTTATAGCATGAGGTCTATCACTTACCACACGGGCATTCTTGAGATGGTCGAACGTCTTCCAAATACCTATCACGGCAATCCGCGCTACCTAGTGCGCATTGACGGATACGAAGCGCGAAGCATGCCTGATTCTATGGAGGCATACGGAGACATTCCAAACAATTTCGGACAACGTGTTAGCTGCGAGCTAGGCACGCACTACGGCAAGACGACAATCCAGAACATCAAGAGAATCTGACAGTACTACCCTTGGGCATTCTCGCGAGTGCCCAAGCTTGGCTACTGTTAGCCTAATCCCGCCAGTATTTTCTATCACCCATAGCAGAGTAGAGTAGAGATATGAGAGTAAAAGTCTATTACAACCTGAACAAATCCGTGTGGAGCATCAAGACAATGGAGGGTCCGCTCAAGGGCCTCGTGGTTGCACATGCGAAGGGCGCCGCCTTGGATGATGCGAAAACCATCGTTTCCCAGGCGGGCCGCGAGCGTGTCTTTCGCGAGGGGCGGAAGAATGTACACGCTTACATCGAGGGCAACCTACATGCCGTACAGGACGTACAGATGCGGTACGAGTACGATATGGGAGTCCATCACGTCAGCGACGTAGAGCAGGTAGTGTCGTTCGGGCAGTACTGGGAGGCTGTACGGTACAACCCATATGAGGTGGCCCACTTCTACTGGGACCATGACGGGGAAAGCACTGAATTCCAGGGCCTGGACTACGTGGTCATGACAGACACACGTAAGGTCTGGGCAACAGGGGAGCATTTATATGACTGAGACACACGCACAGCGTCGCGCACGCGTCGACGGATTAGCCGCGCGTACCGGTAAGCCTCACTTTTACGTGGACCCAGGTACACCCAAAACCGGACCTGGGTGGTTGTTTGCAGGTAGTGTCCGCGCGATGAGCCCACGACCACGCGAGGAAGTAAACGCGACCTGGGATTACCTGGACCACCTAGACACGGTCTACGGATGGGACAACGACTGACAGTCTCACCTATGCCCTTGAGAGTCGAGGGCATACTTGGCTACTGTCGGCCAATTAGGAGAGTAAAGAAAGCATGCGAGTTAAGTTCGACATTCTGTTCACAGTGTCCATGTGCGTTGGTGATGATGATAATCCTCGGCGTATGAAAATCGGGAACATCAAGGCCGTGCGGCGCATCACGGGCCTAAGTCTCAAAGAGGCAAAAGAGTTTGTAGAATCGTGCGAGCGTGATTACGACGAAGACTACACACACTGGGCTGGAGTACGTGCCCGTACCATCATCCTAACAGCGGAACAATGGGGTGTTTTCCATGCTTTGCGTGAGACACACCAGTGCTCGTTTTTCGCGGATAATGTGACCATTCTGGAGGATGATGAGTGCGTGGTGACTGACTTTTCCCGTTATCAAGGTCACGATATAAGGGCTGAGGTATGAATAAGCGAGCACTGACGGCGATACGGGAGGTTCTGCCCCTAGCAATTGTAGGCGCGGGCGCTCTCGCTTTAGGTATGGCCACAGGACACTGTTACACAGGAGAACACAACATGTCGCTTAATGAATACAAGCAACGACTGGCTACGCATGATTGGTTTTACATGTACAGCGACGATGCGCGTATATACGCCAAAGGTCGCGACAATTACGAGGATATTATGAGGTTATCGTTCACGAGCGATGAGCATCGCCAAGCCTACTTGGATGCGTGCCAACTGGATAATGACCAGTGAGCCGCTTGGTTGTAGCTGGGGTTAGCCTAGGTCTGGCAATGTGCGTGGGACTGACGTCGGCTGTGATAATTGCGGCTCATGACGCACTCTACGCTTGCGAGTTTCCACCTCCTGAGGTGACCAGTAATGTCTATCGTGTGACCATGAATGGCCACACAGGTGGTAGCGCGGTCCTTACGGCTGGTGGGTGGTACAGCGCAGCGCACGTGTTGAATGAACGCGCGACACTGGAGGTGTTACCCGAAAACGGCAAACAATGGGATGGTCAGCCCATCCACAACGCATGGGTTACACCTGGGACAGACGCGGGAAAATTCGAGTCTGACCTTGCGCACACGAGTACCCTCAAATGGGCCACATCCGCGCCTGAACGGGGCGAACGTGTGTGGGCCATGGGGTACCCACTGGGTAAGGAATTGATGGTTACCACAGGCCACGTCAACGGCATAGCTAAGGAGAGCCAGTGGCTCTACCACTCAGCACCCGCGATGCTGGGTATGAGCGGCGGTCCGGTTGTGACCTGCGACCAGGAACGCGGGTGGGAGGTGGTCGGAATCACTTCTGCCATTGCGTCAGCCCCACAGCAGTCACCTTTCGGCCCGGTGCTGCGCGTGCCTGTTCCGTTCATGGCGTACGCGAGCACACCTAAGCAACATCTGGACAATCTACGGGCGCATAATTGGGGCGGGGTGCCCTGGTAAAACCTGCGAGGTGATAATGACACGATACGAAGTAACCATTGATGGGCACGTCTTCAGGGTCACGTGCGCAGATGCCCAAGGTGCGAGGCTGCGTGCGGTAGATGAGTACGAATTCGAAACTGGCCGATATCCTGAGCGAGCACCCGTGGTGTATGACCTGGATGATGAAGCAGACTACTGGGAAAGTGTTAAAAGGTGACCAATCAGCATCCGCTACTGCCCCTGCGCCTTGCGGGGGTAGTGTCGGACGTTGTTGTCCGTTATGAGGGTAGTACATTGAAACAACATAAAGAATTTGCGCACACCATGCGCGACCTTGTGCAAGGAGAGGTGCTTGTTCGCAAGGCTGACCGCAGCACCAGCAACATCAAGAAAATCATCATTCACTGCACGGCTACACGTGCTACGCAAGATATCACGGCTCAGGATGTCCACACGTGGCACCAGCGGCGGGGGTGGTCAGGCATCGGCTACCACTACCTCATTCGACGTGATGGTGTTATTGAGCGTGGGCGCGCCCTGGATACCATAGGCTCGCATTGTAGGGGTGAAAACAGAGACAGCGTGGGCATCGCATACGCTGGTGGTGTGGAGGAGGATGGTAAAACTCCGGTTGACAATCGCACTCCCGCCCAGAAGCAAAGCCTGAAGCGCTTGGTGCACGTTCTGAGTTTCTACCTGAACATTCCGGTGCGTGAAATCTACGGGCACCATCAGTTCAGCGCGAAGGCTTGTCCGTCGTTCATTGTGCCTGAGTGGGTACTGAACGAGTACGCTCCGTGGACTAAGTACCAACAGCACGACCTAGCCACATCTGAAGCCAGCCCTGAGGTAGACGCTGAGCTAGCGTCTGAACTCAAATACCACAAGGGGCACCTAGAGGCTGCGTACCGCCAGGGGTTCGCTGAAGCAAAGCTGCAGATGACGCAGGCCCTGCAGGCTATGGACCCGTCGTCATCGGTAGGCCTGCGCGCGCGATGGGGGTAGAGCCCCCTATGGGCACAAAACCAAGAAAAAACTAAAGATGGATGAGGATGGACTGGACCCCGCGTACGCAAAGGAGCGTAGGAGGCTGATACAATGGGAAGCAGAACTAGGGCGTAGAGAACGCATGCTTAGGACAGCGGTCAGCCAGCGAGACACTGCACTAATGTTGGAGTTGAAGGAATGGTTCAACAGGAACGGCGTAGACTCCCTCGCCGGGTACTGAAGGAGGTACGTGAACCTAAGTACCGGCAGAGGGTCGAAAGAGACAGGACCAAATACACACGCAAGAGGAAACACCCCAAGTCGAGGAGGTTTAATGACGAGTAGCTACCAACTGAAGCAGGAACAGGAGCGATTAGAACGAGACTCCATCCAGCGGGGCATTGACCGCTACGTGAACAACCTGGAGCGTGAGGACGCGCGGGGTCGAGCTATGGATAGCCCTGTGGTAGACAGGATTCTACGCAAGGTTATCCGTAAGATTATCCCGGACATGGTTGCTCTTCAGGAGCGTGGCCTACAGCACAATCGTGAGGTTGTGGCCAAGGGTGGCCAGGAGTACACCTGGGGCTGGCGCGTGAACCTAGTGTCTGCCGAAGCCTTGGCATACATCGTGGTTAAGACCATCGTGGGTACACGGCATGGAGCAGCCAGCCTGCAGCATCACGCCACCCGCATCGGGCACACCGTACAGTGTGAGTACTGGTGGAGCGAAGCGCGTAGGCTGGAGCGGGCACGCACCAAGGATACCGGGGAGTTCAATCGCATTGACCTTCTGAAGCGTACGGTGCGTGAGATTAAGCCCAAGACTATCCGTAAGTGGATGCGTAAGCTGGACGACCTGGGTATCCAAGCATGGAGCGCCCAAGACCGAGCCCAGGTTGGTGCGGTACTGCTGGATGCTGTCTTGCCACACATGGAAGATATCTTTGAGGTGCGTGTCGTACGCACCAAGAAGGGCACCGCACACCGCATGGAGTCCAAGGTTGTCATTAAGGACGAGTTCCTGGAGCTACTACAAGAGCAACACATGGCTTCGGCTATGTGTCGCCCTTGGTTGCTGCCTATGGTGACACCACCCATTGAGTGGACGATGGTAGATGGTGAGATGCGTGGGGGATACCGCACGCTGAATGCCAACCATAACCTGTTGTTCCTACGTGGCGGATACACACGTGAGGGGCACACCAACGTCGACGACGTCCCCGAGGAGTACCTACAGGCGCTGAACCGAATGCAGGGCACTCCATGGGAGGTCAACACCGACATTCTGGGTCATGTACTTGACGCCTTCCAGCGTGACGATGGTCCACTTCCGTATGAAGCTCAGAAACTAATGCCACCCAAGGTCTCCAAGGAGATATGGGACCTGTTAGGACCTGCTGACCGTAAGAAGGTCATTGCGGCCCGTGCCAGCATCCATGACCACAACAACCATCACCACAACAAGAAGCAGACTGCGCTCAGAGCCGTGATGGTGGCCGAAGAGTTCGCGAAATACGACTGCATCTACTTCCCACACTCCATAGACTGGCGTGGGCGGGCCTACCCTATCCCGCAGGACCTTCACCCACAGGGGCCTGACATGGTCAAGGCTATGCTGAGGTTTGGTGAAGGTAAGCCCTTAGGGGAACGCGGGTTGGTGTGGTTGGAGTGCCACGTAGCCAGCAGCTACGGGCTGGACAAGCAGGACCGTCTTACCCAGCAGATGTGGGTGCAGGAAAACTGGGCAAACCTAAATTGTCTGGCGGTAGACCCTTGGTCAGTCCTGGAGTTCTGGATGGCGGCTGAGGAGCCTTGGCAATTCCTAGCGGGGGCTGTCGAGCTGCACAACGCACACCAGGGTCCGGGTGCGCCTGAAGACTACGTGTCCCACCTCCCTATCTCGCTGGATGGTTCATGCAACGGACTCCAGCACCTGTCCGCAATGGGCAGGGACCCGGTTGGTGCCAAGGCTGTCAACCTGACTCCGGGGCCACGCCAGGACATCTACCAGATTGTGGCCGATAAGGTCATCGGTGGTGTCCAGGGGTCACCCTGGGAAGGGCATGTCACCCGTAAGACTGTCAAGCGTGGTGTCATGACCACACCCTATGGGGTCACCCCGCGTGGTATGGCTACCCAACTGAAGAAGGACGGGTTCACCCGGTGCCTGGAGGGTGATGAGCTAAGGAATGCCAACTACCTCAGGGACCACATGGTCAAAGCCATTGATGACACCATCGTCAAGGGCAAGCAAATCATGGGGTGGATGCAGAACTGCGCTCAGATTGCCGCTGCACACCAGCAGGGGCTAGCTTGGGTTACTCCGCTTGGGCTGAAGGTCACCCAGTACTACTCCAGGCCCGTAGGCAGTCAGGTACGTACGGTGTTGGGCAGGCTGACGTTGAACCGCACGGGTGCTGATGCTCCTATCGACAAGATGAAGCAGAAGAACTCAGTAGCCCCGAACATCATCCACAGCTTCGACGCTGCCCACATGATGATGGTGGTCCTGAGTATGCCTGAAGGTACGTCCTTTGCCATGGTCCATGATAGCTTTGGGTGCCACGCCTGTGATGTGGACATGATGCTGGAGGTCACCAAGGACACCTTCATCACCATCTACAAGGAGGACTGGTTTGAGATGCTGTACGCGGACTTTAGGTTCTTCACCCGGAACCTGGAGCTGCCCGAGCCACCGCCACTAGGCGACCTGGACATACACCTTGTGTATGATTCCGAATACTTCTTTGCCTGAGGGGGGGGGTAAATCCCCCTATGGGCACAGAGAGTGCGAATCCATTTTGTGAGAGGAAATTTAGAATGGCGCAGAAAGAGAAGTTCCCAACCATGGTCACCCCTCGTGGTCTCGCCGCCTTTACATGGCTAACCAAGAAAGACACCAAATACAATGCAAACGGCGTGTATAAGGTAAGTGTGGTTCTAGACAAGAAGGACATGACCGAAGGTCGAGTGGACTTTGGTAGCGAAACGTTACCTGGGGCTGCCTGGGTGAAGAACATCCTGTCAATCTGTAAGTCTAACGGTGTACCTAGCACGCCGGGGGAGCGTAGTTGTCCCGTTAAGGACGGTGACAAAATGATTGACAAGTACGGCAAGAAAAAGTTTGCCGGTAAGCTGGTCATGGAGTTCAAGACGGGCTACAAGCCGTCTGTGATTGATACTAAGGGTAACACCCTTCCCCAGTCGGTAGAGGTTCTAAACGGTGACCTGATTAAGGTTGCATTCAATCCGGTCTACCGCGAGGTAAATGGGAACCACTACCTGAGTATGTACTTATCTAAGGTGATGCTTGTGGAAAAGGTAGTCGAGTCGGCTGGTGGGGCCGAAATGTTCGGTGAGTCCGATGGCGGCTATGAGGTTCCCGAAGACGCTCGTGTCACCGTAGATATGGGATTCTCCGATGATGGCAGTGTCGAGGAGCATGACGACCCAGACTTCTGATGAAGAAGGGTCAGCCAAGATTTATATTGAACCCGTACCGGCATCACGCCCACGGGTTCCTA